TGCACCAGAAGATGCAACGCGGAGAGGGGTGAGAATGTCAACCATGACAGACCAAGGCTGAAATGAGCCTAGTGGGTCGTCGAGATCGACAGGTCTTTCAAAGCGAGTCGGCCGAAGCCAAGGAAGCTTGATCACCACTGAATCTTCGCACTGCGCTGATAGAACGATTGGACGCTGCCATGAGCGAGCGTACACTGAGCTGTTGAGCGGATTATTGAACGTAAAGTCAAACGGAACCGCAGTGAACATGAGAGAGCCCTGATAGAACTGGGTGGTCTGCATGCGGAACTGTAGTTCCATGTCACACTTAATGTACGTGTAATATGACAGGATTTCGGTGATGATAGGCTGCGCGTATAACAATGAGAACGGGTAGAACGACTGAAATGGCGCAGGCGTGATCGTCGAAGTTGTGGACCAAGTGAAAGATCCAAGCTCAAACAATCGCTCCATGAGCTGAACTGGTGTTGAGTCTGGTAGTGGGTTGACATCAACGATGGTGGGTTGGGCCACGAGGGTGGAAATTCGTGTGCCAACGTCATCAAGGGTGGCGTTAACGGTGGTGACGGTGTTGGGAACGACATCGTCTGTAAGGGACTGAGGGGCCTCGATGAGGCTAGAGGTTTGTTGTGAAGCAACCCTGAAGACTGTAGCTGTCGCGTCGGGTTAGACGCTAGGCAGTCGAGATGTCCTGGCCTAACATAGACACGTCACCTTTACAAGGCAAACGTGGCCGCGCTTTTCAAGGCGCGCCAGAATTCCGGTGTAACCGGCACTAGGTACGTACTTCAGGACGCACCACCTGGTGGCTTTAGATTGGGGCCTCCCGACCCATTGCTGGACTAGCGACGACACTCGTCTAGGAAACGCTGAAACGCGGTCTCCCAAGAATCCAGTTGGACATAAAAGCCTCTAACCGCTGCTGAGCGGGACAAGGCAAGTCGCAACTTTTCATGGATTTCAGGACCGTGATACTTCGCTTCGTAGATAGCGTTAAGGAAGGTATTTCGACGATCCTCGTCGGTAGCATTTTTGTCTTCGAACATAACTGATTCCATTATCGAGGACAACTTCAGGGGCATGGTCATTTGACTGCATCGCGTCTCGAATCTGCGTTTGAGGAACGTAGCTTCATCGAGAGGGATGAACGGTAAACTGACCTCGCCCTTGGTGGGTGTTGTGTATCGGATGCCGATTGAGGCGGCAAATATCGACAGATTGACCATGTTAAAACGATGGAACTGAGGCGTAACGGTGTAGAGAGAATCATCACCGAGAGTTGTTCCTTCAACGTTCTTCGCAAAGTCTTCGTCAGCATATCCGACAGAACGCCAGCACATGCGATGGAGCCGATGAGTGCTCCAAGACGCGAAGTGCTGGGTGAGCGGGTGGCCGGAGCCAGAGCCGAGAGGGCACCAGAAGATTCTTCCGAAAACCATCAAATACGGGCGGATGACGCTGCGTACGTAATTGGCACGGATAGTCTTGAGCTTGCTAGGTAGGGGGAAAGTGTCGTCCCACCACGTAACATACTCTTCTTCCCATGGTGTGGGAATGGTGCGCTCCTGGCCGGTTTGGTCACCAGCGAGGGTGTTCTTGCTCTTTGACGCAAGACGAGCATACAAAATGTCGGGGTCCTTCCCGTGAGGGTTGAACCCAGTGGCACAGGCCGTGTGAGCGGGCTGCGCCTCAAGGGCTTTGAGGGGCCTGTGGAACAGGCGC